CATTGGGGATGACGGGCTTCTGGGCAGGAGCAACCACCGGGGCTTGTTGAGCCTGGGACTGCGCTTGCACTTGAGCGGGTTGCATCCCACCACCAACCAACATAGCCACTTCTCTCGCCACTTGTTCCGGCGGAAGATTGCGACCCGTCAGTTGGAAGTGCTGATCACCACGCCTCAGAACCTCCATCCGAAATGCACCAGGTTGGCCTACCCGAGCATCAAAGGCTTCAGCCACAGACACCACATCCGGCTGACTGAGCGCGGAATGAATGGTTTGCTGGAACTGAGCCGATTCAATTGCTTCCAATTTGCTTTTCAGAAGCTGGTTTTCAGACTGGGCGTCGTATTGCTGGGCCGACAACTGCTTCTGTGCCTCGATTTGAGCACGCAGCTGCGGATCCATCTGCATCAACTTCGCCTTTTCAACAGCGTGCTGCATGAACTCGTTTTCGCCCAAGCCAAGCACACTAAAGAAATTATCATAATCCTTGTTCTTAAGGAAATGAGCCGCCTTTTTAAGGTCGGACATGACTGGCTCAGTTTCCTGACGGTATTTGGTGTAGGTTTCGCGGATCTTGTCGCGATCTCCCTTGAAGTAGTCCATTCCGTGAGCTTTCTCATAAAGCTCGCGCAGTTTCTTCTCGTGGGCCTCTTCCTTCACCGCAGACCGGACAAAATCGTCAAATTCGTACTCTTTATCAAGCGCCTTGTACTTGTACGAAGGCGTATAGGACGGGACAGCAGGAGCTGCTGCCGGATCAGCCGGGGTACTCGCCGCAGCAGGAGCCGCCTCAGGGCTGGAAGCCTGGGGAGGGGTTGCCGAGCTGGAGGTCTGGCTGGTTTGCGCCGGGGCTTCTACCACCGGAGCCTGGGTTTGCTGTTCTGTTGACATTACGATCTCCTTGGGCCGTGATTTGACCCGCATAGTTGAGAGCTTCGCCGGAACTGCCTTGTGCCGTCGCGCCCGTCATTGAAGCAGTAGCCACCGCAGCTTGTGCGCTGGGCTGCAACTGATCCAATTGATTTAGAGCAACTCCCTGTTGCTCAAGTCTTTGAACAAGCCAACTCAGGCTGTCGATAGGCAGCCGTGCCCGGCGTGTCTTGCCAGGATTTGTAGGATCCGGCACGTAGAAGTCGCAAGGTGTAAGAAAACCTTGTGCCGGAATGAAGTCCGCATTCGCCATCTTTGCAATCTGCTGCTCCTGGGCCATAGCTTGCGCCAGGATCTGCTCGTAGACTTTGTACATTTCCTGAATCCGTGGATCCAGGAACATAAAGTCCGCCTGTTTCATCCGAGAAGTGAGCCGCTTCAGGGTGTAGGCAAAGTTTTGACCACTTCTGAGCTGCGGCATCTCCCCGCGCTCGAGCATAAGTACGTCGTTCTTGGCATTTTCGTAGTCCACGGTGAGGTCACTGAAGATTTCCTCACTGTTTGCCAGCGGCATGTTCTTGATGATCATGCCAATATCATCCCGACTGAGCTGTGGGGCTGCATATTGTAACACGTGGTTCAAAACCACCTGTTTGCCCATCATGCTCTCAACGTCTTCACCCATTTCCTTGATCTTGATCTGGTATCCAATGGGCTTTGCCGCCTTAAATTCGGCCACGTTGATCTGCTCACGCTTACCAACCGCGTAAATCAGCTCATCCCCATCCAAATACTCCTTGGAAAGGGTCAAAAGCGTATCCCAGAAGTTCTCGCAGAACTGGGAGAACTTATCCGCGTACAAAATGAACGGCTTTTTGGCCTTCATACTGCGGAAAAGAGCAGCATAAGGGTCCATTTCACCCTTCATGTCCACTTCTTCAGTGATCATCATCACTTCGTAGAACTCTTTGATCTGGGAATCGATATAAGCGATGTACTGATCGCCCGTACGGCCCTGAACCACCGCAGGGGGCGGTCCAGACGTATAAATCGTCCTCACGCCAGGCAACATCTGCCCTTGGCTGACCTTGGATCCGTTCGTAAAGATCAGTTTGTCGTCACCCAGGGTGATCTGGTGCTCTGCAACCTTGCTCGCAGCGCGATTAATCTCCGCCTGGTAGGGGCGTCCGTGCTTAATCGGACTACGCCCACGAGGAGAAGTCTGGAATTCGTCACAGGTCTGGATGACAATCGGGAACTTCCCAAACGGAAGCGGCCCTTCCTCAAGCGTCCCAGCTGTTGTGAAAATCCAAAAGTATCCTTCCGGGTACTCAGGGCAAGGCTTGTGGTAGATCTCCAAGATCTGAATATCGTTGGAATCCACTTTGTATGACTGGAGAATGTTCTCGAAAATCAAGAAGCTCTCGTTCGAAGCAGTTTCCACGAACTTCTTCTTCGCTTCGTCGTCCTTATACTTGGCCAGGGTGGCTTTCTTATCCACCAACTTACGCACGCCAACCCACTTGGCATCACTCCAGCTCTGCGCCTCCACCGGACGGAACAAATTGAACCCAAAGATGCGGTCCACGCAAAAATCGCCCTTAAATACAGCGTTTTTGCTAGGAACAGGCTGCCCCATGGCATCAAACATGGGCATTCCAAGGTCATCCAGCGCCTGTTCGTACCCTACAAAATCACCCTTATTTGTGTCGAAATAGATCTTGCAAGCCACTTCCCCAAAGTGAAAGAAGTCCTGCGCAAACTCACGCTGCTTGCGGTCCCACTCCAAACGCTTCTTGTGATACTCCATCACAGCGTTGTGCAGCTCCGCAGCCTTCTGATCCTGCACTTCCTTGTCGTTGTAAGGAACAACAGTGTGCTCAGGAACCATCGCCAGAAGATTGTTCACATAAATCTTCATAGCCTTCTGCATGTGGTTCTTCGTCAAACGAATCTTCGCCTCTGGATCCAACTTCTGATCCTCGCGAACCCGATCAAACCACTTGTTTGACTTCTTCGACCAGTGCTCCCCCGAGATAAGCAGGATGTTGCTGCGCATCTCCGAGTAAATGGGATAGTCAATATCAATCCCCTGGCGATAAAAACGCAAGAGATCATCAAATTTCAACGGCTCATTGTCAGCCATTCAAGAACTCCTCAGCGATTTGGTCTTCATAAGACGCGGGATCCAGAATCATCTTGGAAGTCTTGTCTTCCTCATGATCCTCAGTATGTTCCGGCTGAATGACCTGACTCGTCTTCGCCTCGGAGCTTGGCTCGCCCACTGAAGTCATTGCGACTTCGCTCTGAAAATTGCCCCAGCCATCTGTCTGACTGAATTCAATCTCCAAACCACGATACTTGATGCTCTTCACCTTGGATGCGTGGCCTTCTCTTATAATATTGCAAATATCTACCGATGTTAAGCTATTAGGTGCCATATTGCTCATTATACTCCGCGATCTCAGCTTCTATCGATCCCATGCTCAATGGATCTTCATCTTTTGGCAAGAGATTTAACCGCCGCAGCTCGTCAATTCCGACCCTCTCCCCCGGCCTCACCAGATCCGCCCAAGGATTAGGCTTGGTCGGAAGCGGCCCCTGAACGATCTCAAATGCCCACGGAATCTTCGATACCGCGTACCTCAGAGCATCCACCAGGTCGTCCTTGGCCTTGCGCTTGTCCGTTGTAGTGGACAACGTCAGGATCTCAAACTCCAGCTTGTCGATCTCTGAGTCCCCATCGTCCAGGACCAACATCCCGTTCTTAAACAGGGTGTTCAATACCTGCTCCCCCAGCTCGTGACTCTTCTCCGCTGGCTCAAACGACTCCCCAATACGGCTCGCAATGGTATAGAAGTCCTTCGACGCCCAGTCATAAAACTGCCGCTCACACCGCCAGTTCCCACGAAGCTCGATGTACTTCATCAATACATCCGACGCCGTCGTGACGATCCCATCCCCCCGCCACGCCCGGACAACGCGTCCCTTAGTGTGCATCGGATCAATAGCGACGAAGACAATAGCAGCAGGATGCCCGCTATCTCCCCCACTGCCAACGTCCACCGCCGAATAAAGCCTCCACCCCTCCGGGATCAACGGAATAGTCGCCAACCCCCGGTTTACCTCTCGATTGTACGTCGGGTACTTCAGCCCCGAGTCCATCACAAAACGCCCATAGATCCGCTTGAGGATTTCAGCTTGGCTCTTGCACTTGTGCTTCATCCTCTCGATCTTCTCCTCCGACCAGGGACTCCGCGTCCCGTCATCGTAGGTCAGACAGTCGTAGGCCGAGATCTGCCACTTGGCCGCTTCGGGGAGCATTTCGTCCTTGGTCCCTCGCATCTCGAGTACTCTTCGCCAGTACTCCTGCCCAAGAGTGGCAGTAAATACCATATGAAAGTACCCATCAGTCGCAGCAAGACGAAATCCAAGCTCCTCAAACAAGTCAACGGGTAGCTCCTCATCGCAGAAGATGGCGTGACACGTACCCGCCTGGAGGCTCGACGCTTCCTGGGCGTAGGTTTTGAAATACACTGACACTCCACTTTTGAAGTGCACTGCAACGATTTTGCGTGAGTCAATCTCTTCCTCCCACCCATAGGTTGGGTGCTTCTTATACTCCCCAGCGGGCATGAACTCAGGAACCCACTTCTTCTTAAACTCAATCGTGCTGATATCCTTCGTCGGATACAAGTACCAAAACTGCAAAGGCTTCGTCCGCCACAGCTGCGGCCACAACGCCGGATTCCCCGCCCACTCAATACACTTACGGATCTGTGTGGATGACTTGCTCAGCTGGTTACCCGCCGATAAGAAGTTCTGCGCGTTCGTACTCTCGTAAAACTCCCTCGCCCACTTGTACCACTTCCACCCATACAAATGCGGCAACCCCTGGCGTAGCTTCTCCTTACCCTCAAGCACCTTCAGCTTCTGTAGCTTGAGATTAACCTCTCCCTCAGGCACCAAAGCCGTCTGTATCGTGTCCGAGTGCGCTCGCATCTGCTCGTAGCTCGCCCTCATGATCTCAGACATTGACGTCCTCAAAGCTGGGAGCCTCGAAACTGTCGGGGTCTGGAGCTGCTGCCACAGCCGTAGCCTCCACCTCGATATCCGCCGTGCTGTTCTTCGGATGCGCCCCCTGCTCGATCATGCGCTCCTTCTTCTCCAGATACTTGAGCCGCTGATCCAAGGCACTCATATTACCCCCCTCGATCAACCCCGCCATATCCGCCGCCGACGCCTTCATGTCCACCTTCACGGATCTCTGATCCATCGCAATCCGCTGCGTAGGCGTCCCGTGCACCCGGTTGTCCAGGTACGACACCACCTTCATCAACAGATTAGCGGCCCGTATGTCGTACTTCCCCTTCTTATCTTGGATCGGGATACTCAGAACCTCCCTAAGCCTGTTCACCCCAAACTCAAGCGCCTCCGTGATAGCGACCTCGTATGAGATAGGAGGCGTGACCAGCCAGATCGCCTGGTGCGGGAACTCCAAGTACCGCTCAAAAAAGTAAGAGTGCCCCATGATCCCACGAGTCACGTTCTTCATCTCCATCGCGTCTAGGTACTCGGATTGGACCCGGTCATACTCTAGCCAGAAGCTTAACCGGAGCTGCGTGTCCGTAGCAGTCGGGGGAAACTTCGCCCTAACCGTACCCTCAGGCATACCTCTCATGTCCTCAGGGATCCGAAGCATGATCTTCTGGAACCTCTCAGGCACTAAACGTATAACCGACCTGGGATCGTGCATGTCCCAAACTGATAGGGCAGCAGCCTGAGAACGGCTCTCAAGCGGCCCTGATTTGCCACCGTGATTGCTCAAATAAGTCATATATTTAGCTGCTTCGACCCCTCTATATAGCAGGATACGCAGTTGCGGTGGAAATGCAAGGGCTTAGTTGCATAACCCTTATACACAAAACGTATCGTGTAATTTTTACATGGTGACAATTTTTGTCACTGTTGCAAAATGCAACACTGTTGCAACTTGCGACAGTGTGGCGGGGTACTGGGATCTTGATGCGGTGGGCCATGGGAATTAGGAGGTCGTTTCGGGGCGTCTGGGAGCGGGGTACCTCGATATCGAATCCAACATGCACCCCCCACTCCCCCCGTCGCGCGTGCCTCGATCCTCGATGCATTGTGAAAGGAATCACGTTACATGTACCTGGATGCACAGCTGGTTGTGAGGATAATCACGTTACTTGTTACATGATTCACAGATGGCAAACGATGCTTACACAATCATTGTGTACTAAATGCTCGGGCCTGGAAGGTGGGGAATTAGTACACAAGATCCGTGTAGCCAGGCGCGAGTGCCCGGGGATATGCGAAGTAGGATATGCGAATCTGGATTCTCGTTACTAAGGACTAGCTTAAGTAACGACTAAGTAGATACTAAGGGGCTAGGCCCATATCACAAGGATAGTGGGGCTTGCAACTAGAATCATAGTTGACTAAGATGCTTTTGTTAGCCAGACGAAGGTGCGGGGCGCGCGGCACGGTACATATATAAGGACGCGCGCAAAAGAACCGCACAAAACCTTTTGACAAAGGCTTAGACAATGGTTATCTTCCCACTTGTCCCGATGAACGGGACGGAAGGAAACACAATGCAATTCAAACAACATCCGGATATCGAATTCCCGCAAGCCCTGATCGATTTAGGCTTCGAGGATTATAGCTACCGTAACGACTCGGGGGCGCGTGCAGAAAAGGCTATGGGTCACCATAGCATAGTCGTGTGGTGCTTCGGGGACAAGGCTCACAGGGAAAACCCCGAATGGGCACAATTCACCGTGGAGCTACGCTACATGGACATTCACGGGCTTGATCATGCAAATCACTACTGGACACAGGACATGGAATCCATCGATGACATGCTTGATCGTGTGGACGAAGTGCAATCCCACGTTACACGCATCAATGCAGGAAGGACGTTCTAATGGGTATATTCAGCGGTATCTGCCATAGGTGCAACAAGCCCGTCAACGTGGGCCAAGCAGCCACCCTTACACTGCTCAAAGCAGGCAAGGAAGTCCAGACCGTGTCAGGCAATTATGACGGGTACGGTTTTGGCGCCTCATGGGACATGGAATGGGCAAGCGTTGTCCGTCTCATGTTTCTCAAGGACAAGCGTAACGGTATTGCGTTCATGCACTATGGATGCGCTAAAGGCGCACGGCCAAGGAATCGCAGCAAAGACGACGTCAACCAAGGGTTAGGTGAAGCATGATTTACAAGCAAACAGAAAAGAAGTTTGGGACATCCACCGTGCGAGGTTTTGACTTTGCCCGCCTGCCTGGGGATGCACCCGGCAAAGCCTGCCACGGTACAGGCTGTGTATTCGCTGCAAAGGGTACCTGCTACATGATCAAAGCCCATCGGCGCTACAAATACGCGCCTAAGGATGAAGCCCAAGTAATCCGGGATTCCCATGGGTACCCTGCTTTCTGGAAAGCCTTTCACAAGGTCAAGGCTAACCCGGGAGTGTACCGATTCGGTATCGGTACAGACTTCCCGGGGCGGAAGTCCATCCGCCTTGCGTTCGCAATGGCCCGTGGGAATAAGAACTCCCAATTTTACTGCTACACAAAACGCAATAACTGGATGTTGGCCATGTGGAAGGAAAAGCCTGCCAATTTCCACGTTATCCTTTCAGGTATGACCCACAACGTGGTTGAAATGCTTACCATGCGCAACCTCGTGCAAGAGGGGGGTGCCTCATTCGTGGCCCACAACGAGGATTGCCCGGGAGCAGTCAACGCTTCAAAAGATGATCGCAAGGCCTATCTAGCCGCCCGCAAGGGTAAACCTGTATTCCTAGCAATGCACTGACAGTCCGCCTGGACTATCTGGCAAACAACAAATCCGACCTATTCACACAACTAACCGCCAAAGTGGCGGAAGGAGAACCAATGTCCAACCCTATCTTCGCAATCAACGCAGCACCGACCGTGTCCGACAAATACCGCTTTGTGGATACGTCAACCATCCTCTCCATTCTTGGAGAAGCTAACTGGACACCCGAGCGTACCGTATTCAGCCAAGCCAAAAAGGCGGACGCAGACGGCTACCAACGACACCTTGTCGTCATGAAACAAGCGGATGGGGTCCAAGAGGGCCCCCGCATCGCGCTGATCAATTCCCACGACGGGTCGACTGCATTTAGGTTCTTCGTGGGGTGGTTGCGCTGTGCATGCCTCAACCTCACGCTTGCCGGGCAAGGCCCATCTGCCCGTGTTATCCATGTCGGTAACATTGCCGATCAGGTTAACGAACTGCTGCCGACACTATCCCGATCGGTCGATGAGATGCGACTCATTCAGGCCAAGCTTGTGCAGTCCCAAATCATCGACCCCGTGGGCTTCACTCGCGAGGCCTACCGCTTGCGCCTTGGGTCCGAGTGGGCCATGCCCGGTGACATGGTCACCGAATCCCATACCCGCTCGGTGATCACTATCCATAACCCCGACCGCATCCAACGCTTAGACGACACGGGATCCGATGCCTGGACGGTTTTAAACCGCGTCCAAGAGCATGTAATCCGGGGTGGGCGTAAAGTCATTTTCAACAAGGTTACCGCTGGCACGATTGACGCGTCGCGAGAGATCACCACGCTACGCCCCGTCAAAGCATTGGATAAGTCGATCAAGTTGAATCAAGACCTCATGTCCTTGGCTCTCAAGTACGCCGTCTAAGCTTCCTTCCAGGGCCAAGGAGGGCCTATAAACCTCGATCACTGCCCGGGTAGGCCCTAGCCTATGCCGGGCATTCTTGCGCGTCCTGGGGCATCCTGGATGCGTCGCCACACTGGCAGAAAAATCCAAAATAATTCCTGATCAATTTGGTAAAAACGTCTTGTTTACAACTTTACATTTATATCACTTGGTCCTGCTCTAGGGTAAAATACAAAACACACCCCCTACCACATCATCACATTTACACTACAACATCTCCAAAGTGTGTGTGTAAAGCAAACATGTAAAGAAAACGGCTTCCTTCCCCTCTATATCGCCTACCAGCAGTACCCGAGTACCAAGCTCCACTTTACTGTAAACTAAAACTTTACATCAACACACTGCACTAATCCCGACCATATAAAACAAGAAACGGAGCATCATCGCTGACACTCCGTTCCATTTAACGCACCCAATATAATACCCATTTACTCAAACGATGAGCGTTTTACGCGCTGCATTTCTCAGAATTCACGCGGCGCATCCTTAAGCCTCACACCCTTAATCCTGACTATCACTCTGCCGCTCTTGACCATCTCCCCGCCCACTGCAGCTACTATCCGATGGGCAAGCGTGGCCTGGTCGCCGCGCTGCATCCTGTCACCTATGCTCTGGGCATACGCCGCATAGCTTGCCGCCATCTGCTCCCTGTACAATGTCCCATCTACGTCACGCTCAAGGCAGGTTTCAATCCATCCGCCCATTGTGTCATTCTTACCGCGCATGTCCTCCTGGGCGGCTACGACGCTAGACGGCAAGGTGAAATGCTTTCGCTCCCTGGCCTCCTGGTAGGCACGTAAGCACTGGGCCAAGATCCCCGGCCTCTCCATCCGAAGTTTCTTAATCAGATGGGGGTCACAATTCTCTCCCATGAATGAGGCTTTGAATGGGACCAGGATAAATCGGCGATAGAACCCATCGGAGTTATCGTATGTGTCAGGAACTTCATTGCCAGCGAACATTAACTTGGCGCGGCTGAGGAATGAGAAGGGTTTCTCATATGGCCGACGGGCCATCTGCATGTCTTCCTGGGAACTAAGGGCCTTGATCCGAGCGGCGAGCATGGACGTTGCCCTAGGCATTTCAGAGCAAAGGTTCACGAAGGAATGCTCCAGCATGGCGACGCTATAGTCTTTGCCCAAGTCAGACATTTGAATGGCACTTACGTTAGCCGTGCCCACGAGGGACTTGAGTAGGTTGATCAGTACGGACTTCCCATTGGCGCCGCTACCCACCAGGGCCATGCTTTTCTCCGCCCACTGCATGTCATTGGACACGCAGTAGCCAATCCATTCTTTGATCAGTAGGCTCAGGGCCTCGGTGTCTTCGGGGAATATTTCGCGGAGGAATTGGTCCCACCTGGGGGCGGCTGCGTGCTCGTCAAAGTCATAGTCAAGGAGATACAAGAACCCCAATTCTTTTTCCAATTTTGAGCCTATTTCGCTGTCTTTTTTGATGAACGCAAGAGTAGTCAAGTCGAGAAAGCCAGATCGCATGTTGATATATTTCTGAGCGCAGTTGATGAACCAGTCCTGGTCCACTGTGCTTTTGACACGGAGGAGATGCTGCATGTCTTTGATGATGGTAAGTGTGCGTGGGATGACGGCATCCGGATCCGTGACAGTGGTGTTGTACGATTCCAGCAGGGTGGCCGCTACGTTGGTAAGTTCCAGATGCCCAGTGCTGCGGTAGTGGCCGAGGCGGGGCTCGTAAACGTAGGTGGCTTCGGACGTTCGTAGGGTGACAATACGGCTGGACTTGGCGTGGTCAATTGCAAGGGCGATCATGACTTCTTCACGGCGCTCTGCCATTTCTGCAAGGGATGCTTTC